TTTTTACAGGTTGTTTAACTTGCTCAGGTTGTCTTACAGGTTGTTTAGGTTGAACTAAGTTACTCATATCAGGTGCTCTGACATTAACCCCTGGAGATTGATTCATTAATCCTGTTGTTGTTACTTGTCCTCTGCTATTTATTGCCATATTACCAATCCCATCCACTATTAGAGTTTGAGCTTGAGCTTGAATCGGCTCCACCTGTATCATCTACCATGGCTTTAAACATAATCTAAATCAGACATGAGTTCGTCATGTGATATTCCCATATTTTCTGCCATTTGTTGTTGGTGAGCCACTGCTCCTTCGTAATCTGGTTGCCATCCACCATCAGTACTTCCTGAAGAATCTATATTATAACTCTTATTTTCCTTTCCTGATTTTTTTTCTTCTTCAAAATCTGCTCTTATTTCATTTCGTGCATCTCTCCATTCTTTAGAGCCTTTCTCATGAATATCAGCTTCCTTAAGCATATTATGTCTTCTAGAATTAGTTCCTATTTTATTATAATTTCCTGCTCCAGAAACTATATTAAAACCAGCATCGTCTTTTCGTGGATCACCTGTTGGATTCATATCCGTAGGTCCAGTTGAACCATATGTTTGCATAAGAGAAATTTCCGTATTATATAAACCAGCAACCCCTCTAAAAGATTTATTAGCACCAGGTCTTTCTGCAATATAATCTATAGCTTTAATAGCTAAAGGTTTAAGTGTTTCCTTCCATGCTTTCTTAATTGGTCTTGTAACAAATCCTGTAGTTCTTTTTATAAAACCTTCTCGGTCCTTTTCCCCTGCTAAAGCTCTATCAACATCTTCCCATTCTCTATCTGTTTTACTAAGACCAAAACTTTGACCAAAATTAGCAGCTTGGTGTCTTAATCTAGCTCCTAAAGGAGGTTTTTGATCTCGGTTAAAATACTTTTCATGGTCCCCAGCTTGAACGTCTTCTTTTTTTTCTTTATCCCATTGAAAAACATTCGTACCCTCACCGTCTCCACCTTGTTGTTGTTTCCACCACAAGGGTTTTACATCTCCAAATGCTTCAGTCGTTTGTGTTTGTGTTGTTCCAGTAGTAGTAGTACCAGTAGTTGTTGTACCAGTAGTAGCTTTACCAGTAGGTAATGCAGTAAAATTATAACTTACTCCCGTATAGTTATGATCTTGATCAGCAATGGAATAATTTCCAGTTGCCGCATCATATTGCAAAACTTTTTTAGTAGATCCATAACGATTCGGATCCCAACTTACTGTAGCTGCCATATTATTTTAATTTATCCTTTTTACTTTGTTTAAGAGCGTTGTCCAGTGTTAGGAGTTGCCGCACTAAAGCCAGCTTCCCCTGGCAACGGAACATTACCTGTTCCGATGTTGCCACCTCCAGCTCCTGATGGATCTGTTGGCGAAGCTCCTGCAGGTGCTTGCATAGGAGATCCCATTTGGGCTTGTCCTCCAGCAACGGCTGTATTATTCTGATTTCCATGTACCATCCCCATTATTTGTGCAAAGATTGCTGCTCGATCAGGATCATTGATAACCTGTTCTGGATCAATGTCCAATGACTTCGCAACTTCTTTTAATATTGTATGCCATTTAACAAAAGGTGCTAATGATGGATTAGCCGCAGTTTGCATAAAGGTCATAAGTCTCTGTGATCTAACTTCTTTCTGCATTAGGGATGATGTTCCCTGTGCTTTAATTTCTAGATCACCTTTGATTTCAGGTTTCTCATCATTAAACTGCATATTCCAATAAAATAATGTTTTACCTAGGGGCTTTAATAAATAGTCATCAATATTTTTAATAACTGTTTTTATATTTAACGCTGCAGCTCCCATCAACATTGACATTCCTGCTGCAGTTCGTGTTGTTGTTTGAACACCTGTGGTTCCATGAGAATATGATGGTATACCTGTTGATTCATCAGCAAGCTGTCTGAATCGATCGAACATCATCATATTTTCTGTAGTTGTACTTGGAAATTTTAATCCATGTACTGCCTGACCTGGTTGTCCACTTTGTCTTCTAAAGATTTTTCCAGGAAAGACTTTCATATCCTGTCCTGGTACTAATAAAGTTTCATCTATATCAAATACTAAATTACCTGATAAAGCCAAATTATCAATTGCCATTCTTGCATGACCATTCATAATTTGTTGTGAGTCACTCATATTTTCTGGAATACCAATTCCAAAAAATTGATAAGGATTTACTTCATATGGACAAACCATATAAGGAAGACGTGTGGGCGTAAATGGATTATGAATACATCTTAAAACTTTATTACCACAAATCCAAACATTAACTGAAATAACATCCAATTCATCTTTATAATCAAATCCTATTTCTTTTGCAGTTCTTTTATCTAATAATCCCCAGTATTCAAAAACTTCAAATCTATTTTTATATAAGGATTCAATATTTTCTCTGTCGTATAAACCCGATTCATATCCACGAGTTTGATAGTTAGGTCCCATTTCTAAACAAGACTTAATTGCTTCTTCATTAAATAAAGGACGTTTAATTAAATCTGCAAATTGTTGTCTATTAAAAGAATGACGTTGAATAACATATTCACTATCTTCTATATTCGTTGCATTCGGATCAGAATAAAAATCCCAACAGGATACGGCTTCTAATTTAGGAACCGTTTTAATTTTAGCCATGTAGGCTTCTTCACCTGTTTCTTCATCCTTACCCCATTTATTATAAACTTTATCTTCATTGAAAGGTCCTTTTAAAATACCTGTACCTAATAGGCACATTTCAAAAAAGACATGTCTAAGAATTTTAATAGCGTCTGTTTCTTCTAACTGATCATGAATAACTTTTTGTAATTTCTCTGCAGCAATTCTTGCAGGTTCAATTTGAGGCATAGATCGACTATCAGGTGCTGGACCTTCGTCTAAACCTACTGCTTCATATTTCTGTGCAAGATTTTCCATGAGCATATCTGCTGTTGCTCCTTTTGGAATTTCTTGACCATCTCCAGGGAATCCATATGGATTCTGTAACTCTCCATTTGCTGCACCATTCATTTGCTGCATTTGCTGAGGTTTTAAATGAGCATACTCTGCCATTTCTTCAGGAACAGGTGTAGGCTCTACACCAATAGGAAACTTTCCTGAACCAAATAAAACTTCTATAATCTGTCCGAATGATGCTAAGACTTTTGTTTTAGTAATTTTAACAAAAACTTTAGATTTTTCATTATCTCTAAAAGCAGTTTCAGGACCATAGAGTCCACGATAATTACGATAGGCTCCCAGCCATCTCTTCTCATCATATCTACGAGAAGTTTCAGCTTGTTGAAATCTATTTCGAATATAACCTACTAAAGGATTATGCTCTTCTGTGTATGGTTTTGTTGCCATCTATTTATCTTTTTTAAATTTTCCTGTAGGTTCTGTAATTTTTTTATTTAATACATCTTTTATTTCTTGATCTGTAATTGTAGGATTTAATTTTTTACCCTGCCATTCTAATCGTTGCTTTATATCAGATGCATCAGTATCAGCCGTTATACCACCAGTGTTTAATAATATATCTATATCTGATTGCTTTACATCAGCGAAAAGCACACGTTCAGCTTTAGCTCTCATAATATCTCGATCATTATCAGGAGTACG